ATGAGAAAAAAGTTCACTCGGAAATATTGATTATCAATCACTTATATATAACTAATTTAAATTCAATTATTTATGAACATTATTAAATTATTAACTTATTCTCGAGAGAATAAGACAATAAGTATCTCGTTCAACAATGCAGCTTACAGATACCTTTTTGCTACGATTAGAGGGGTACTTTACAAAAACAAAGGTACTAATATTCTTACTCCAGCCATGGCACACAAAATTCAAAACTGCCTTGCCATGTTTAGCATAATCTATCTTTTATGCAGAAATGAAGAACATATTCTACGGTATGACTATTTTTCTCCTATTTCTTCTTCTAAACCTACAATTAAAGAATATAAGAACTGTTTAATACAGTGTGGATTAATATTGGTTCAGAACAAAACTTTTCCTTCAGCAAAAACATATGACGGAACTAATGAGATTCCAGATTTTATGACAAATCTATATTTCTGTGTTTCTCCATTTGCTTATCCTGTGCTTAAAACAGAAACATTTACAGATAACCATTGGGATGTTTTGAATTTCAGTAATTTAGATGATGAATTTTTTGATTTCTTAGAGAATCCTAAGGAAGAAGATAAGAAAAAGGAAGAACTTAATCTTGTACTAAGTAAAATGAGTTAGATATAATATTTGATTATTCACCAATCATAATATTACACAAATTGGTTGTCTCAAGAATCCTGACCAGCGAAGAACAGTAACTCCAGGATTCTTTCTCCAAGTAACTCTTTTTAAATAAATATATAAACTACAATTCCAAACCAGCATCCCAGCAGCGAAGAACAGTACCTGCTGGGATTACCAGTATAAATAGAATATATGAAACAGAAACTATTAGAACCTAAAATTAAATTTGGATATATTCTACCAGAAATTTTTAACCTTATTGATTATCCTGAGATAGAATTTTCAACAGAACCAGTTAAAGAAAAAGCGATAGAAAAATCAGAAAGCAAATCTTTATTTTAATATGGAAATACACAGGAACAATGCTATTAAAGATTACACCGAAGAATTCGTAGAGAACAAGAGAAATGACATACTTTCTCACAACAGGAAAAGAGTTAAAGCAATATTACGTGCACTTTATAATCACTGTACCAACCCTGAACTTGGCATTCTAGTACCAGAACAAATCAAATTCATGATTCGTAACATTCTAGAAGCTGCATTCATGTTCGAACAAGAATCTCTTGAAATATTTAATGAACTGTCTGAAGAAGATAAAACTAAACTTGAAGCAAATTTCTTATCCAGCAAAGACCTTGAGTATATGAGTAGTCATACAGTCAACTCTGCTAAAGGAACACCCAAATATACAGTTGAAAGTTTTTACAAAAAGCAAGAAGAAATAGATAAGGAAATAAGGAAGAAAGCACTTGAATATCTAGAGCAGAGCTAACTATAACTCTTCCTTCCTCCAAATGATTTAAATGGCGAGATTGATAAATCTATCATCTCGCTTTTTTATGTCCTTAATTCTGCCTCTAAACCTTTAACAGAGAAAGAGGACGATAGAGACAGCTTAAATCAGTACTTGATAAATTAATCATCTTCGTATTTAAGTCATCTCCTAGGCAAAAAGAACATTAGAATTCTCAATTTTATTTTACAAATCCATTTTTTCTCTATATACTTACCATAGAAATTAACTTTAAAACAGATTTGATATGAGTACAGTCACTATTAAAAACAAAAAATGTGTTTGTGTTGACACGAAAGATGTTGTTGTAAACGGTCACAAGTTCATTGAAATGACATACAAGTCAATCAGTGATGGAGAAGAGTTTAAAATGCGTGTTGAAGAGATTGAGCCAACTGTATAAACACAACAAAAGGGATTAGCGAATTCTAATCCCTTTTTCTCCACACATGAACTAAAATTAATTTCTCGAGAATGCAAATTAAATACATTCAGATATTATATACACTGAAGAGGACCGTTATTCCTGGTCCTCTTCATTTTTTATTTCTAATTCTGTAGAATTATGTCTAATCGTAGCACCTGTTCCTTTATCTATTGCTTTGATTACAGTACCCAATGAACCGAAGGCAAATAGTTCTCCGAGAGCTGCCAATACTGAGCCGTCTATGACACCTTGTGGTGGAGTAAAGAAAGAAATCGTTATCAATATTACTGAAAACAAAGTTAACAAGTGGAACCACAGATTATGTAAACAGTACTTTATATAGAATTGTTTCATGTCAAAATAGTATTACTTTCAAATTTTAATATAAAGATTTTCCAAAATGAGATAATATTCATATATATACTATATGGAAGAAGAAATTTGGAAAGTTTATAAAGAAAGTAAAAACTCTAGATGGGGTAAAAGGATATATGAAGTGTCTAATTTAGGTAGAGTAAAATGTAATGGAGAAATAGTTAAACCTAATATTTATGCAAATGGTAAGTATTTTAGTTTTGGAAAGATTGCGATTCATAGAGCAGTAGCAGAATTATTTGTCCCTAATCCAGAAAACAAACCTTGTGTAGACCATATTAATACTGTTACAACAGATAATAGAGCAGAAAATTTACGATGGGTTACTCAAAAAGAGAATTGTAATAATCCATTAACAAAAGTTAAAATGATTAAATCACAAAGAAAAAGAACTTCAGAAACATATTCACATGAAAAATTTACTGAAGAAAGAAAGCAAAAAATAAGTGAATCACACAAAGGTCGACCTCTCTCAGAAAAGCATAAACGAAAAATTAGTGAATCACATAAAGGTAAACATCCCTCAGAAGAGACAAGACAAAAAATGAAAGCAGCTTGGATTGAAAGAAAAAAGAGAGGATAATCCTCTCTTATTCTGTATAACAATTAGATTCTTTAGGTATTTTGACATGTATTTCACAATAGACACCTGCACACTTGTCAGCAAATATTTCAGTGTCTGTCCAACATGTGTAATTAATCATATCATCAACTTCAAGCACATAATCAAGGTTTCTTATTTTCTTAATGATGTTGCTTAATATAGATATACCAGCACTATGAATTAATGAAGTTTCAGCATTGCTATATTCATTATTTCCTCTTTGTTCTCTATCAATATAATAGAACGTTAAAACATATTCAAAATATTGTTCATGTTCTATTTGAGGAGAAACAGGTGAGACGTTGAATACAGGATATTTTGCCGCTTGCATGTTATTGATTTCGTAAATACTTTGGTCAAATGCCATGTTAACTCCTGACTGGTGGATAGCAATATCAAGTATATTCTGTACAAGTTTTGCGTAATTCATATTAACATCCACAAGAATTCTTTTTCTTAGAACCCAACCATAATCCAGATTCAGAAGCATATTCTTTACCGATAGAAGGCTGGTCAAAATAACTTGGAACATCAGCACTGAGTTCTTCAAATTTATCTTTATTGTCACAGAGGTACTTGCTTAATCTCTGTTCGTAATCAGCAACATATACACTATACTGTTTTTCAAGATATTTAATATCGTTCAAATCAACAGGCTGGATATTTGTATCACTACTCTTAACAACACCCATATTTCTAATCTTGTAAGTGATTGGATATAAAATATCTACAGTAGCTCTTGCTTTCAAATAAGGTTTAACAAATTCTTCAAGAAGTTCACGGTAGTTTTCATTTCCAGTAGAGTATATTCCATCTTCTTGATTTGCTATCTGATTATAGACAAGCTGCTGCAATTTATGATAAAGAGCAGTTCCTGTAACTTGTTCAAGGTAAACTTCTTGGACAGTGACTATAGTAGAACTCAAATAGTTGTCATCAACATTTGCAGAGAACAATGTGTTAGAATTCTTAAGTTCTTTTGCAGATACTAATAATGTGTTTCTATATTCATTCATAGTCTTTATTCAATAGTTTCGTTTTCATTGCTGAATGTTATTGCATCATTACGATGGAAAATCTTATTGAAAGATTTGATTATAGCATTCTTTATTGGAGTAAGTGTCATCTTGTTGTAGAGTTTATATGCAGAATCAAATTCTTGGTCATTGAATCCTGTAGTTTCAAGAGGATTACCAAACAGATTTGGTGTAGCATGGTTAGCAATAAATATGCTGTTTCTTGCAGCTGCTCTGATGTTGTTGAATACTTCTTGAGCATTATCTACATCAACTTTTGTAACAGTCATTCCTTTTTCACCGTTGTTGAAATATAGTGCAAATGACCCTGCATTATTCCATCCTGTAAATTTTTCAGTAATTCCATCTTCGATTTCTTCTTTCTGTTCATCAGTCAAATTAGCAGTGTTAGGCAAATCGACTATGAATCTTGCAGACAATCCACTCTCTAAGCTTTTTCTAATATACTTAGCAGCGAAAGCTTCAGAAACAATATCCTCTAAACAAGAATTTTGTGGAGAGATACCGTAAACTTGTTTATGACCAGAATTAGTATATATGTAAACTTGGCTCTTGTGGTCAATGATATTGGAATCATCGAATGCATCATATATGATTGCATTAGTAGTAAATCTTCTCCATTTCTTACAGAAATATATTATACTTCTGTCTTCATTCATTCTGATATATTCTGCAGGAAGAGCAATCAATTCTGCTTTCTTGTTTAGTTTATTATAAACAACTTGTATAGCAAACATTCCATAGAGCATATAATCACGAGCAAGTTGTTCGACTAAATCAGTGATAGTTTCATCATATCTGTTGAGTATTGGATAGTAGTATAAATCTCCAGAATCATGTATTTCTCGATTGATTTCTATCTTTTCACCTTTGATAAGTTCAACAGTACCGTTGATTATACTAGACAATGTAGGTGAATTCTGGCTCATCTCAAAGAGATTGTTTGGGAATCTGTTGTCTGGACCCCAGTTCACCATAGATTTGCCACGAGTATCTGATTCTTCCCAAGATGGAAGTTCAAATGAATCATCAGGGTCTATCAATGAGAATTTAACTAATCCAATGTTTTTATTAGTTTCTTTCATTTTTTCACTCATTTTCAGAAAAATTTCTATTTTATTTTTAATATATTTCTCTGAAAATCAGTGAATTAAATTTTAGGATGTGAGGAGATGTACATATATTTGTAATGTAAAAACAAAAGAAAATATGAAAAAGATTGCTATCATAATTGCTTTGCTTCTTGCTTGCTATACTGTCAATGCACAGGTTAATTTCGGCCTTCCTACTATTCTTGGAATCGGATATTCTAGAACTAATGTACACAATGATTCTACAAAGGATACTTTCAATACAATAGAATTAACAGGGTGTGGATTTTATTGTGCTATCGGTAATTGCTTAGGTAACAGCAATATCTATTATAAAGACAGTGTGTATGGTTATGGAACATATACAGATAAATCATTTTTCAAATTAGGAGTGTCTTCACCCAGATTGTACTTTAATTCAAATTCTTCTTTTCTTAAACATAGCATTGGTATAACTGGTTATTGGGCAAACGTTAACTCTAGCATGCAAGATAGTTCTGGAAACTATATTGGATGGAATGACTACCAGAATCTTAAAGACTATAAAACTGCTACTGATTATTCATACAGTTATTTTGGAGTTAAGATTGATTATTCTTTTAGCTTTGTTAATGTTGGTGTTATTCTAAGCAGTAAAGAAATAGGTTTTTCTGTAAATATCGTATTTGAAATGCTTTCATTCTAATACTTTAAGTGCTAGTAACCATCTCGGCTACTAGCACACGTGATAAAGGAAAAACAAGATATTTAGTATAAATTATATAAATTATTCTTCATTTGGATTTTCCTGTACTTCTTCTGTTTCAGAATTAGTACCTAACTTTTTATCCATCAACTTTTTAGCTGTTGTTTTAGTAATTTCTCTATAAGTGTTGTTGATTTCTGTATCTGTTACAGCAAGTGGAACTTTAACTCTTTCAAAGAATTCGAATTCTTCGATAGGAGATTCTTCTGTCCATTTTGTAAGAACTCTAAGCTTAGTACTTGGAGTAATTACTTTATAGAGATATGTTCTTGTTTCTATTTTCATAATAAATTAATTTAATTTTCTTCTAGATATTCTTTAACTATATCTGTCAGTTTATTTATCTGCTCTTGGAAAGTTTGAAGTTCTTTCTGTAATTCTTCTGTTGTCATATCTTTATAGAGAATAATAATTTTCTGGAGCATCGATTGCTTGTTCTGCTTGTTTCATATTTGGGAATCCTATTATACCAACGTCAGGATTAATATCTTTGAGTGCAAGTGTTACATGTTCTCCATCAGTAGTTGTTACAGTAATCTTTGAATCTAGTAAGTTATTAGAAAATTCTATGCTGTACTCAAGAACGCACCAGAATAGAGCATAATTCAATTCACAATCTTTGAAATCATCTGGCATTTCGAAATTCTCAAATTTATAGAATAAATTGTCTGTACTAGTATTAAGGACATCAAATGACTGTATTTTCTTAGTATAGTTGTTACGTAGAATAAGCACGTAATGGTTATTTGGATAAGCTGACATAAATTATCAGAGCAATTCTTTATTTTTAATATAATAAAAGAGGACCTGTAATATTTAGGCCCTCTTTAATTTATAGAGAATGAAAGATTAGATGATAGAACTGATTACAGAAGCTTGTACTTCATAAGGAATCTCTGAAGAAGTATCTGTAAGAGTAACAGTGTAAAAATTACCATCATCGGTTGCTGCACCTGTCTGTCCAGTTACTGCACTTGCAGATACCCAATTATCTTTACCAAGATACCAGTACTTACCATTCATATCATGTACTATAGCAACAAGCTGTGCACCATCAATCATTGCGATTTCTTCACGTTTTGCAGTTTCCATCTTATTGAACTGCATAACAGCTTCATTAGTATAGTATTTTACACCAGTAGATTCATCTTTTGTGAGAGTCTTAGTCAATGAACCAGTGTTTTTAGCAGGAACATAAGTCTTGAAAGTACCAGCAGATGCATCGATTCCTGTGATTTCTCCATCAGTTACAGTTACTCCTGATACTGAATTATAATCAGCAAGTAATATATCTTTAATACCAGAAAGATTAACTCCGCAATCGTATGCGATACCAGTTAATGTGACGTTACATGCCATATATTGTGTTATAAGTTATTTTTCGATTGTTTAAAAAAGGGAGGGAGATTGTCCCTCCCAGATAAGAGATTTAATGTTAATTAATTATGCGTAAACAACTTCATCAGGGAATGCGATTGCTGTACCTGCGTTGAATAATACTTTGAACTTGAATACATCATCGTCATCTGAGAACCAGAATTTGAATGTATTTTCTGAACCTTCAACATCAGTACCGTAAACGAAGTTCTTTGGCCAAGAAGCAACAGCTCTCTTAGAAGCACCCTGAAGACCAGCTACAGGAACAATCTTTACTCTTGAATCACCAGGATATTCGATTTCCTTTGCAGCAGCATCAAGAACAGGACGGTTAGCGCAACAAGTTGCATTAAGAGCCTTAACATATGCTCTGAAAGTAGTGTGAGATACGAAGATAACTGCACCTTTCTTAAGAACAACCTCAGGAAGTTTGTCATATACAGCATCAATTACATCAGCTGCATCTGCACCAGCTGCAACACTTGCATCGATAGGACCTACAGAAGCATCACCAGAAGTGATTTGATAGATGAAACCAGGGAAGAGGTCAGTATTGTCATTCTGCCAGATTTCCTTTTCAAGCTCTGCATTGATAGCAGCTACATTGCCATCCATGAATTTCTCTTCAAATGGAAGTTTTTCACGACCAGCTTCGAAAAGAAGACCATGATTAAGAGCAGTTTTTCTAAGTACTGCAGGACAGTAGTCCTTGTTAACCTTAATAGGAGCAACTTCAATAGTTCTCTGTGAAAGAGTGTCTGAACCTTGTGCATTGAAACCACAAACTGAAGCATCTTGGAATTCTACAGTTGTTTCAAGGTAGTTTAAGCTGTCCTTATATTTTACGTTAGGCATTATTGAAATGTAATCAAGAGTAGTACCTTCAAGCATAGATTTGGTCAAAAGTTCATCTGCGTGCTGATTTACATACTCAGGAAGTGCTGAAACGTTAATTGCCATAGTTATGTTTAGATTATTTTTATTTCTTTAGTTTTTAATATTATGATTTAAAATTTTGTAAATTATTTTATGTTTGCTTTGCAAACAAATTTCTTTTCTTCTACAGTTTCGTTCTTCTTAGCAGCGCTGAATGCATCTTCTTCTGCTGGTACTTCTAAGAGTTTAGCAAGTTGACCTTTAAGAGTTTCAAATTCTTGTTTGAGAGCTTCGAAATCAATCTTCAAATCATTGTATGCTTTCTGTGCATCGAATGGTTCTTCAGGGTCTGTTACTATTTCTTCAGTAGTAGGTTCTGCTGGAGCTTCAGGTTCTGCAGGTGCAGCTGGAGTTTCTTCCATTTCTTGAGCAGGATTTTCTGGTTCTGCTGGTTCTGTTTTCTCTTCAACTCTAATCTCAGAGACCTTACCCTCAGCAACAACTATAACTTTTTCTTCAATTTTGTACTCACCATCAGGAACAGGTACATATTCAAGTTCACCGTTTTCGTTTTCTTGCTCCATATAAACTTCATATCCTTCAGCAATATCTCCATCACCGTCCCAGATAATCTGTTGTCCTTCAGCAGAAATCACTGAACCAAATTGTGTAAAGATACTCTTGAATAAGAGCTTCATTTTGTTCTTCAATTTCATATATGAAATAGGATTAATTTTTATTTTAATATACATTTTATGATTTTGGATATTTTACATATATTCTTTATATGAAAAATGAAATATGGAAAGTTTATAAATCAATTAAAAGCAAAAAATGCGGGTACAGATTGTATGAAGTGTCAAATCTTGGCAGAGTAAGAATTAATGGTGAAATAATTACTCCTCCTATGTGGGGAAATTATTATAGATTATCTGATAAACTATTGCACAGAATTATTGCAGAACTGTTTATTCCTAATCCTGAAAATAAACCACATGTTGACCACATAAATACAATTAAGACGGACAATAGAGTAGAAAATCTACGATGGGTTACTCAAAAAGAAAACTGTAACAACAAGTTGACACTAAAACACATGTCAGAAGCTTGGACAGAAATCTGGAAAAACAAAAAAGGAGGAAATTAATCCTCCTTGTTATTAAATTTACCAGATAATAAATCTGTTAACCAATTTGATTTAGCTGTATCCTGAGGAAGTTCTACATTAGTTTTCTCTGTTTTTGACATCTTATGTGGAGTTGCTATAACCTCAACAGAAAATCCTCTAAGCAAATCAGTATTCTTTATAGTATCCCAAACAGCAGGGTTGTCGACTTTAACTCCAACAATCCAAGAGCCATCAGGAACATCTTTGAATTGGATAGGATTAATACCGTTCTCACGGTCAATTATATAGCTTGTAAATACGAAACAGTCTGTTACATCAATTTCATGACCAAGAGATATATTGAATATGCAATTATCTTTATGGAATTTTTGTGCAAGAGCAGCTACAGTTTCTTTACTGAAACGGACATAATATTCACGGCCTGATTCATCTCTACGGTAAATAGGGAAATCAGGAATCATCGCAGGTCCATATACTACATGCTGTTCTTCATCTGTTTTTGTAAACTTGAATTCTTCTTGATTCTCAAATACAAGGAAATCCTGTTCAATTGCAGGATAATCTACAAGAGATATTACGAAAACTCCTTCATCATCTCTGTCAAGTCTTAAATCATATATAGGAAGATTATTGAATAACATTGTATTAGAATTCTTTATTTTTAATATCTTTTACAAATCATCTGTAACATTCCATCCGTAATAAGCAAGAGAATATTGATTAGATGCATCCATCCATGCCGAATTTGCATAGCTGTCTAGGGTACCTGCTGGAACATGTAGAGTACCTCCAGTTTTAATGTTAGATACTATAATTCTATCAGAATTATATGTACCAGGTACTGTAGTAGCATAACAGTAAATATCTGTCAGATACTGACAATTTTCTGCTATTGAATGTACTGTTCTTACACTGCTAGGAAGGCTAATAGAATTGACAGAACTATCAATGACAAGCTTTCCTACACTAGTCAAATCTGTACAATAGTCAAGATTAATTTCAGATATATTGCACTGTGCTATTACATATGCACGTCCATTTCCGTATTTTGGTTCAAATGTCTGTAATTTCTTTGGGAATGTAATTGAATTTATAGCACAACGTAAAAAGTTAGCATAATTGCTTCCTCCACCATCTATATCATTGCCTGGCCAGGATGTAATGTTACAGCTGTACAGATTGATGTCATGATAAGGTCCACGGTACCAAGGATAAGCTTGAATTCCAGTTACAGAGCTTGGAAGAGTAAAATCATAATATACATCCGCCCATTGGGTAACATTTGTAGCAAATGCTGATGTACGTACTATAGTTAACCCTTTTAAGTTTTCTGGAGTTAAATTTATTCTATAGTTTGGATTGATAAATGTAGTAGCATCATACAGTTCTGCAAAAGAATTGGTATATCCATTGACAGTAACTTTAGAATATCCTAAATATGTGCTTGTGTCAGGAGTGAATACCTGAGTGCTTGTTGATGCATCAACTGTAATTTCTTGCATATCTCCAATTGCTTCAAGAGTACCTGTAACTCCAAGAACAGTTACATCTTTACGTATATTTTCTGGAGTTATATTGCTGTCTATGCTACTAGTAACAGGATTGACACGGACAAAATCATAAGCCCCCTCAAATACTTGAGATGTTCTTGCAGGATTGACAGTCAATGTACCAAGTGTCAATGGATTTATATATACTTTATTGAATCCTCCTGTAGAGCTAGAATATTCTTGAGCAATTGTACTTGAATCGAAATAACCTTCTTCAAGAGTATATGGATTGACAGTTATATCATTGTATCCTCCTGAAACAGCTACAATATGTTGTTTCTTTGTACTAGAATCAAGGATTATACTCTTCAAAGGAACATCTACATAAACTTCTACAGATTTAAGGCCATCATATCCAGGGTCTGCTGTCAAGATTGTTGAACCAGTATTCTCGATTTTAGCAAATTTATCCTGTAGTGTCATGTTTGTAGATACAGTTACAGAAGACAGGCCAGTATATCCAGAATCAGGATATAGTGTTTTTCTTGTTATTCCGTTTATACTGATTTCTTTTTCTTGGTTATTGATTTCCGTTGGTACTTCTGTATGTACTGTAACTCTCGAGAGACCAATATAACTGTTATCAGGAATTACTTTTGTAGTTCCATTCTCTGTTATAGTTATATCTTTATCTTGAAGAGATTGAGTTAAATCAGAATTATTGTTTCCCAATCCTACAGGAATAATTAGTTCATTATCTTCATAAATAATCATTATGATAGAATATTCTTTTATTTTAATATAAAGAAAGGAACCTATACAGAAATTAATCTCTATAAATTCCTTTCTTCTTTTATTAACCCAATCAATCCTTACCCTACCATATATATAGAAGTATCATCTTCGCAGTAGAGTGATTGTGCATCAATAAGTTGTGCTCAAAAATTTGAGTTTATGGAGTATATACTTCAATTGCTCCGTTATTAGTCAAGAATTGATTTCTGATATGACCTGTAGCAAGAGTACTTCCTGCAGCATAAATATATGTGTCTGAAATCAAATCATGGAAACAATATTGTCCATTATTGTAAGCAGGAACAAGAACATGTACTTCACCATCATAAGTATTATAGTACTTAATCTGATATATTTTTGTCTGACCAGCATTGCCCGATGCAGTGCCACTAAGATTAAGAGCGAATATATATAGATTATAGTTTATATTAGTACTGTAAGAAATTGGCCGTACACTTGCAGGAACTCCATTTATATACAAGCATGATTTTCTGCCATTATAATTAGGAGTATTGTTGTAATATCCAACAATAGTATATTTGTTCATATTGGAAGGAATTTCTCCAACAGAATATATTGAAGAAGACCCGCCAGACCATGTACAGTATGTTACATTGGCCTGCACATTAGTCATCAATGTAATATTTTCACCAGATATAGTACTGTCACGTGATGCACCAAGCAACGGGCAAGACTTACCAGAAGATGCATTGACAGGACTAGCAGCTATCACTTCAATGTACTCTTTAATGTTAGTATTATCAGATATATCCATATAATTAGTAGTACCTAAATCGAAATAAGCAGTGTTTCCTGTTGAACTATCAGAATTCATAATATAACTCTCTTCATCAATTTCAGCATAAACTCCACCACCTGTCAATTCTCCATCACCTTCTACTAAAGTATTAGATACCAAATCAAGAAGAGCATAGTGATTAGCATTGTCTGCAACAGGTACTCCATGAAATACTAAAGTATCTCCTTCAAAAATCTTGAATTCATATAATCTGAATACTCTACTTGAATACTCAGAGACAGTATCATTTCCTCCATTAGCAGCCCAAATGAATATACTATCACCTGTAGACCAAGTATATGACCAAGGAGAACGTTTATCAATAAATCCTCCATAGCTTAAGTAATTGTAATCATTCTGTACTTGACCAATTGTATATGTTCTAGGAGCAGAATTTAAGTCTGGAGAATAGAAAGAATCACCTGGAGTATACACACTAAACTGATTGCTTCCGTAACCACCACTTTCACGTGCTACCCAAGTACTACCAGAAGTAACTCCGAAATAGTAACCCCAACCAGATATACCTGTATCTATATTCTCGAAAGACAATGTAGCTTCAATTCTTGTATTTTCTGTAGGAATTATACCAGTATTTCTATATATTGTTTTGACATTAGCATTATTTGATACATAACCTACTCTGTGATAAATTGCACCAGAGAATGTACCAACAACTCCAAGGATATTTGCTCCACTAGCAATGTTACTTGGAATAATATTGCTGTCTATACTTGCTGTAACAGGATTGATTGTTACTTTAGAAAGAGCTTCATATCCAGAATCAGCTGTAACTTCTACAGTGTTTGTACTTGCATCTGCTATCTTTGATTGGTAAATAGCAACAGGACCAACTGTAGGAGTTCCTTGGAGAGGATATATGAAAGTTTCTGATATAGTATCAAAGAAACATCCATTGCTGTTAGCATCTTGATAAGGGATTAAGTTCTTGACAAGTGTGTCATTATTATAGATAGCGAAAGAGTATACTCTCATTTCACGAGAAGAAAGTTCTTGTATTTGACCAGAACCACTATTACTTGCAGCGAATATAAGAATACCTGCAGTAGTAGACATTCCTGAATACTGACCTGAAGAACTTGTACTTGAGTCTATAGTTAAATAGTTGTTGCCAACATTAATTGTACGTATAATACTTAAATCACCAGGAGTTGAGTATACACCAGATACTCCGTATGAACCAGCTATATTTTGGAAAGTTACTTCACCTGAAGCAGAACCATAACCACCCCATTCACGTAGAGCAAATGTTTCATGTACTCCAAGGTAATCACCCCAGTTTCCAAGACCTTCTCCACCAAATGAAATTCTTGCTATGATTTTAGTATTGTCTGTAGGTGATACTCCAGTGTCAAAAACAGTATAAAGGTCGTTTTCATTAGAGATATATTCAACAGGAACTGGAGTAGGTTCTGAACCACCTTCATAAGTACCAGTAACTCCAAGAATAGTAACATTTTTCTTGATGTTTCCAGCTACTATGTTAGAATCTATTGAAGAAGTTACAGCATTGACAGTAACAGCTGAAAGACCGTCTTCATCACTAGTTACTGTAACAGAATTAGTGCTTGCATCAATTGTTTTTGAATCAAGGACATAAGGATTTACTATAACTCTTGAAAGACCAGTGTAAGCAGAACCATAAGTTACTGTTTGAGAATTAGTACTTGAATCTACTGTTTTTTCTTGGTTACGTATAATTTGTCCAGGAACACTGACGTCAATATCAACCCTTGAAAGACCGTCTGCAGAGCTTGTCACAGAATAACTTCCATTGCTTGTTATTAATAAGCTACTACTGTCAAGAGTATATGGATTGACAGTGACAGTACCAAGGCCAGTGTAACCTGAATCGAAAGTAACTGATTGAGAACTTGTACTTGAATCGACAGTTTTATTTTGATTAAGAACAGTAGTGCCAGAATACGTACCAGTAACACCAAGAATAGATACACCATTTCTGATGTTTCCTGCAGAGATGTTTGAATCAATAGAACTTGTAACAGGATTGATTGTAACACTCTTTATTCCCTTTATATATGTAAATTCACTAAGACAATTGAAATATTGTGTGTTTGTACTAGGAGTAAATGCCATCACATCTAGTATAGGTATAGGTAGAATACTTAATGATGACAGACCATCATATCCAGAATCAGGACTTTCAACCACCGCCTCTTGCTCCGCATCGTCAAGAGTTGATTGCCATACATTTCCAATAGTTTTATTTTGCAACGTATAAGGATTGACAGTCACAGATGAGAGACCATAATCACCAGAGTCAGGAACTACTACTTGAGAATTAGTACTAGCATCTACTGTCTTTGTTCCAAGACTACCACCTTCAAATGTACCAGTAACTCCAAGAATAGATATACCTGATTTAATATTTCCTGCAAGTATATTAGAATCAATTGAACTTGTTACAGGATTAACTAGTACTGTACCAAGGCCAGTGTAACCTGAATCAAAAGTAACTGATTGAGAACTTGTACTTGGGTCAACTGTTTTGTCTTGGTTATTGATTATAGTACCTGGAACAGAAATTTCTACTTGGTTCCAACCATCTTCTCTAGAATAAACACCATTTGAAGTGAATACTATGCTTTCAAGTTTTGCTTTTTGGTTAGCAGTTCCATCAGAATATCCAGAGTCATAATAAGATTGAGTGTCTATGTTTACAGAAACATCTACTCTTGACAATCCATCTCTGTTGCTTGTAAATGTATATCCTCCATTCTCAGTAAGAACAGCTGAACTTGAATCAAGTGTATATGGATTGACAGTAACTGTTCCATAAGAACCAGAGAATTCCTGTGTGGCTGTACTAGAATCAACCTCTAAAGGATTTAAAACATAAGGATTAACAGTGACTTGTCTAAGCCCATCAGCATCACTGGTGACAATCTGGACATTAGAAGAAGAATCAACTGTTTTTTCATCAAGAGTATATGGATTGACAGTAACAGTGTCATAAGCACCAGTGACTGTCTGTGTTTGTGTACTAGAATCAAGAGTTAACTGCTCAAGAGTATATGGATTAACAACAACTCTATAAAGACCATCTTTATCAGAAGTAACAATCTGTAGTTCAGTACTAGAATCGACAGTCTTTGAATCAAGTGTATAAGGATTGATTATGACACGTCCTAGTCCAGTATATCCAGCGTCAGGAAATACTCTCTGATAATTGGTACTAGAATCGACAGTTTTGTTCTGATTAAGAATTTCTTCTGAATCTTGATTGAAGCTAGGTCCTAATCCAACAGGAATTTCTAATTTTTTATTCTTGTATATAATCATTTTTTGCTTAATGATTTCTTTTATTTTAATATAAAAAGAGAGGATGGTAAAATCCTCTCTTTAATTAAATTGGTCCAATCAAAGGTCCAAATCCTATACTAGTATAATCTGTTGGATAATAATATCTGTTAGTTACAGTATCTTTAACTCCTGCTGACCAATTGCAACCCATCCATGTTATAACAGGAATATACCTGTGTTGAAGTACTGAATTTCCGTCATATAAACTACCTGAATAAAATCTAGAATTTAATGGGCAATTGCCTGTATTATTGAATATTTGAGTGTTACCTGTTATTGTATAATACCTGTCACCAGCAATAAGATTCTTATTGTAGCTTGTGCTATCAATGCTTCCGTATACGTGACCGGTTATATCTGGTACTAATCCACCTGATTCTGTATAGTTACCATAGCAATTGTTAAATGTTACTTTATTATTAGATTATATATTTACACTAATATAAAGATTATTTCTTATGTATATAAAACTTCCTTGATAAGAATTATTCTCGCGAATTAAACTAAATCCTTGAATTCTTGGGTCTGCTCCTTGAATCTGTACTCCAAAAATCATATTACTGTAAACAGAAGTTGATGATATATTAGAAAGATTCCAACTTAATTCAGCATCCATTCTTGTTGAAGTATCAATTAAATTATTTCCAAGATTTATATAACCATTTCTTTTTAAATTAGTTATGTACTGTACTTGATATGTAGTGCTTCTTGCTCTGGAAATATATGTATAGTATTCATCTATGATTTGATTTGTTATTTCATTTCCAAATGGTGCGCAAAAGATGTTTATGATTGATTTTAAGTTAGATTTCTTTTCTTCTATATTGTCTATAGCTGCTGTAACATCATCAAAATTAGCAGGTACTTTATAAGGAAGGTCTTCAGTTACATATGAATCACAACCAAAATAATGAGGTAAATATCCTAGTGATGTGTCACTAGGAGTACTCAATCCTGCAGAATTCATCGCTGTTATACAATTGTTCCTTGCTGTTTCAATTCTAGTACATTCTGTTAAACAATCTTGTAGTATATCTATTTCTGCCATAATTAAATAGTTATTAATCTGTTATATAATGTTGAATAATCATAATCAAATGTACCTGTCACTCCAATTATAGTTACTCCAACTTTTATATTCTCGGGTGCTATATTTTCATCAATAGAAGATGTTACTGGAGGTACTGTAACTTGTTCAAGGCCAACATATCCATTAGAAACATCCCCCGAAGAAACAATATTATAAACAGTACTTGAATCTTGAGTTGGATTAATCACTATAGATTTAAGCAGTGGAGCATTGATTGTGACTTGTTCCAGGCCAACATAATTTTCTGTATCTCTATTTATGATTAAAGTACCATAACTAGCATCTACTGTTCTAGATTCCATTGCAGGAGCAAGTATAGTAACTGAATCCATTCCTATATAAGCGTTTCCTGATGAATCTTCAGGACTAGTATAAACAGTAATTGTATTGCTACTAGCATCTATAATCGGATTTTCCATATTTGGAGCATTAACGAGGACAGAACCTAGACCAGTATATGGAACATCTGCTTGGATAAGCTGTTCGCCGTGACTAGAATCTACAACTTTCATTGGTTGGAGGAGGCCGCCACCTCCACCACCAGAACCTCCGTTTCCAGCAAAATTAAATATATTCATATTAATACATAATACTTATTTTTATATCTGTGTCAGAAACCAATTTAAAATAAGTTCCTTCTGGTATAGCAACAATACTACATAACTGAGGACCATGCCATGCACCAGATATATCTTCCCAATCTCTTCCCTCAACACTTGCCCACACATTGACTGTTACATCAATCGGTAAATAAAATAATATCTGACATTTGCTTGTAGTAAATGGAGTATTTGTTTCTATTTCTCTTTTAAATCTTGCCATATCTTATATGTTATTTATTTATTAGAATGTAGCCGTTGTTACTGTTGTTCTTGCATTATCTTGTGCTCTTTGTATATCAGATTCAACTACATAGACACGGTTATTTCTTTGTTCACTCTGCAAATCTGTTTGTACTTCATTGCTTAAAGTATTTTGATAAGCATCTGTTGACTGAAGAGTGAAGCTAGTATCAGGAGCTGATGCAATTGATGAAGATGAGTTGCTGCCTTTAAACTGCGTGTTGTCAATTGCCATAACTTGTGCAACAGTACTTGCTGTAACAGCAGCTGCATTAATTGCACCAACGATTGGACCAGCAATAGGACCAAGTTGCATTGCTCCTGCAATTGCTTGTGCTACACCAGCCAGACCAGAAAGAATTGCTTGTGCTTTTTGTAAACCTTTTGAAGTTTCAAATTCTTCTTTGGCTTGTTCTTCATAACGTTTAGCAGCCTCTTCATTACCTGCTTCAAGAGCTGCAGCAGCTTTATTTTGTAATGAATCTATACGAGCATTAAATATTTCATTAATTCCACTTATTAAATTAGCACCTGCAGAAAATGATTCTTCTGATATTTGAATTATCTTTTGGAAATTTTCTGCACTAAATTCTGCTGTTGCTTTAATTCTTTCTCTTTGTTTCTCATCATATAATGTTTGAGCTTCATCAAGTTGTTGCAACAAATACATCTTCTGCTCATTTGAATACTGTTCGTATGATAGTTCATTGTTAATAGCACTAATTAATTTATCTAATTCTGCTATTTGGCTATCAATTCCTAATATCCAAGAATCTTGAGCTGCTTTAGTATCTTGCAAACTTCTACCGTATAATCCTGTCCATGTTGAATTAGCAGTAGTTAGTTTATCATATTCTACTTGGGCAGCGGCTTCAATTGAAGATATATTATTCTTAAACTCATCAAATTGTGCTTCCCAGACAGTTTTTAATTCAGAAAATACTTCTTGAGCAAAATCAAGAGGTTTTCTTTCGAGTTCATATATAATAGCCGCTCTTTGCTCTGCTGTCAAAGTATCATTTTCTGCAAGTTCATTTCGCATTTTCGTTACAGTGTCTTGATACTCTTTTTCTATATTAAGAAGATTAGCACGGTATTCATCTTCGTTTATAATACCTTCTTCATATAATTGTTTAAGTGCATCATATTGTTTTTTGAATGCTTCTGGAATAGCGGCTGCTATTTCTGCTCCTGTTGATTCGAACTTTGGAAGTGTGCTTTCAAAATGTAGTAACAAATTACCAGCAGGGTCAAATATATCAGATATATTAACTTCTGTAGCAAGTATCTGTTCAACTATATCTGATGAAAGAACTTGAACAGCTTGTTTTCTTAATTCGTCTTGAGCTGCAAGTTTCTGGTCTAAATCTGCATTGCTATCAAGAATCATTTTATTTGTGTCATATAACAATCCTAGAAGTGCACCTTTCATTTTTTGTTTCATTTCATCTGATGAAATGCCATAAATCATTAAGAATGCATCTAAGTCACTAGGAGTGTTCAGACTATAACCAGGAGTACTTATACTTAAGCCTGACATTGAATTTATTGTAGTAACAATACTTCCTGTAGTTTTTTGGAATTGAGTTACAAGGTCATCAAAATATTCTTGCCACTGCTTACGTATTTGTTCAATTGCATCTTGTTCAGCTTTAGCAATTGCAGCAGCTTGAGCTTTAGCCTGTGCAATTGCAGCTGCAGATTCTCTTTCTCTTTGTTTCTTATCTGCTGCTGCTTGTCTGGCAGCTTCTTGTCTTCTTCTTGTATTTTCACGAGTAATACTAAGGTCTCTTTGCCTTTCTATTCTTGCACGATTAGTTTCTTGCTCTTTTATAAGGTCATTATAAGCTTGGATATTCTCATCCAATTGTTTTCTTGCTTTATTGTCACCTGTCAACCATCCCCAGAAACCTGTAGAAGAATAATATGCTTTCATTTTTTCTTCCTGCTTAATAAGTCTTCTGTATGCAGCAATTATTTCATCTACATTCTGAATTCTTTCATTAGCAGAATCTTCTGCAGACTGACCTGCAGCTTCATGCATTTGTACTTCAAATTCTAACTCATCTGCTGTTTTAGCTACTGCTTCTGAAACTGCATTAAATGATTCTGTCAATCTGTCGACTTGTTTATCAGCATTTAAATTTGCTATATAAGACAATCCTGCTCCAACAGTAGCTAGAGCACCTATAATAACTGTAAGAGGGCCCATAGCAACTCCAATAGATGCTCCAAACGCTTTTACAGATGTGATTGTTCTCTTCAAATTCTTGGTTAAACCCTCAAGGCCTTGCATTCCTTGGACGAAAGCAATACTAGCTTGTAATTTCACCATTGTTTTTTGGAGAGCTTCAGAATTATTACCAGTTAAAGTCATGATAGCATTGACAGCACTGAATCCAGCAGCTACACCCGTAGCAACTTTATGCACATTACCAATGGCAGTACCTAAATCAGCAGCAGAGTTCTGAACTAATTCCTGCTCTTCTCTATAGTCATGCATCGTATTTGCAAGCTTCTGAAGAGCAGCATCATATTGTTCAGTACCAGGAGTCAAGGCGTCTATTTCTTTTCTTAACTCACGGATTTGCTTTTTATAACTACCAACCTCTGCTTCTGCTTGGGGGATGTTCGATTTTATCTGTATATCAATCGTTTCCAAAATAAAGTAGAATTCTTTTATTTTAATATAAAAGAGGACCTTAACTAAGGCCCTCAGTAATATCTTGAATTATTGCTTGTTCAATCGATTCTAGGAATTTAGATTTTGCTGCTTCAAAACTGTTCTTGAAGAAAGGTCTAGCAGGAATTCCTTTCAGGAAGGACAATTGCTTAACAGACGGTAAAACTCTTTTCCCAGATTTTAAGATCATTGGATGAGGAATTATCTGCTTTACTCTTATCCATTTTACTCTTGCTTTACGGCCGTATTCTATGTACTTCCAATAATCTGCAAGAGATATGCTCACAACCCAACCAGAAGTTCCTTGTTTGACAGTATAACTTATTGTTCTATATAATTGACCGTCTTGATAATTGCAAGCTTCTAATTCTGCCTTGTAGTTATCAATTATTTCTTTTCCAAAATCATCAAGAACTTTAAGTGTATGTTTAAACTCCATCATTATTCTCCTCCTTCTTCTGTATCTTCAATGTTTACATAAGCTTGTGAATATCTTCTGTTTGCTCTTACAGTACCACCAGGAATATTCTGTCCATTAGTGTAAGCAGCTATATTTTGTACTTGGATAAGTTCTACTTGAACAGGGTCATCAGACAACGGATTGACATTCAACAACTTATTAGGATGGTACAGTACTCCATTGATTGTTACGAAATTCTTGAAACTGAAGTTAAGTACATCTATCCAAGATAATTTGACATAACAAGTGAGTATTTTATTCTTAACGTTGTAGATTTCTGAGATATATGTTTCCCAGAATCTTGAATATACAGTGCTACCTGATGGATAACTTGTTGTAGTATCTCCTGTGTAACTTATTCTAGGATATCCGATATCCCAAGAATAGTTGTCATAATGTGTAGTAAAGAATGGAGTACTAGATATGTTTATCCACAATCTCTCAAAAGCATCTATACCAGAACCAGACACAGGTTCTACCCAGCAATATTGTCCACCGTTTGTAGATGCATCGTCAGCAAGCATTACAGATGAATCTACTGTAATAGTACCAGCATTAGCAGTATTTCTGCCATTCATAAACAACAATGAGTATTTAGTATCTGTATTGTTCTTCTTATCTCCATCTTTAGAGAAATAACATGGAAGTTTAGAAGGTGTTACACTCCATCCTTTCTTGACAAATCCATAATAATTCTCAGGAACTTGACGACCGACATATCTGAAATCTGTCCAGTACCTGTCACGAGGCTCTTCTGCCATTATAGTATTGGTAAAGATAGTATCAAGCAATTGAGTAGTATTTGAATTGAAAGCAAATCCTGTGTTTATTTTCTTTTCACCGTAAACAAGACCAAACTCATTAGAGTACTTATTCTCATAATAAGTGTCATTAGATTTGTATTTCATTTCAAGATATCTTGTGTCAAATGGAATTGGTTTTATGTTTATATCACGAGAATAATCTATTTTGTCTGTCCAATCAAGAATCTCATAATCAGAGAAGAATTTATTCCTGCTCTTTATAGTTATATTGCCTTTTCTGTCAGTTTCATAAATCAATCCAAGAAGTTTTGTATAATTAAGCAATATTTCTCCTTGGGTAGTTGTTGTGTCAAACATGTCATCTGTAGTAACTACTGAAGGAGCAATTCCAGAATATGTTCCACCATCATTATCACCTGAACGAATTGCGAAATTGTAAGAAACTTTGATAGTATTGCCTTCATATCCATAAGAATATGGGTAATAATTATTTAGAGCACTTGATGCTGTTCCTGTCGGAGCAACAGTCATAGGTTTTATTGAAATAAGAACAGGAAGTGTCTTTTCAACACGCACAGTCCATCCATCATTACATCCAAAGAATCTGTGTTCAATATTCTCAATCCATACTGTAATCTTACCAGAAGAATCAAGGCTGCTGAAATCAATATCAAATTTGAATGGTTTCCAGAAATACTTTGAATCATTTGTAGGAGTATATGACTTAAATGTCAGACGCACATCATTATTGTATTGAGTATACTGATATGGATAATTTGGATAATTATTGTTTCTTGTTTCGTAGACATAACTGTTATAAGCATATGTCCAGTGAGTACCGTAAATATAATTATAACCATATATTCCAGAATTTATACTACTGTCATATGCTCCATTAGAATATGGAGTACCATTAGCGGAATAACCGTCTGCTGTTGCTCTAGGATAGACATCCCAAGTTTTTCTTGTCCAATTACTTACACTAAAGTTAGTACCAATTGTTCCTGTGAAATCTCCATTCATATAATATGGTTCATTAGAGTATTGCCCCTTAGTGAGTAGAGTATCAGAAAGTACAGAAACTTTCATCTGGAATTCAAGGCTTAATCTCTTTGTTCCTGAAAGAGCACCAAAATAAACTACAGTACTACTGTCTGGAGCGAATATAGTAACAGTACCATCTGTTTGTGTAAAAGTTAAATCAAAACTAGTACTAGTAGTTCCAACAGGAATATATTTAGTAGAATAAGTATCAAGTTCTGCAGTCACTTCTCCTTCATCATCATCTGTAGTATACTGACTTAAAGTCATGAATGTTTTATTCCAATATGGATTGTTAGAATTGAAATAATCGCTGTCTAAATTGATACTAGCATCAGGAGCAATATCTGAACAAATCTGTTCAATAAGTTTATTCATTTTGAGAGCTGGTCTTTGGTACTCTACTCTATACTGCTGCATTGAGTATTCATCAAATTCTTGCTCACCAGAACTAGCTATAGTTATATGATTGTTTCCGTCTGTAGAACCATAATTAGTTTCTGCATAAATAACAGGAGTACATGTGTAATAAGGTTGGTCAGTAATTTGTCCTGTAGTACCATCTGTTCTCCAAGGATAAGTTATAGTAAGTATTTTGCTTGAATCGAAATTGTCATACAATCCATTCTGACAAGGAACATACTGCATGTAATCATTAAGATATATATGACCAGTATAGTAAGAACCAGACCACATATGATTGAGCATGTTATGAGTAAGGACATGTCTTAACTTAGTAGGATATTTCAAACTACGGAGAAGTTTATTGTTCTCATCATCAATGTCAGAATTAAGCAACATACTCATCACTCTTGTTATGCTACCAAACAGAACTACTTTATATGAATAAACATTGTTCTGTCTGGTGATTTCTTGAAGTTGTGCTGTACCTGTCTGCCAAAGTTCATTGTTCAAATAAATCTGGAAATCAGACAATTGACTAGGATTAAACTTGTCTATATTGTTAGAATCAAGTTTCCAGATATTGGCAAAGATATCATTATTCCTTGCAGTACCTGGTAAAGTAATTGACTTAGAATATGTATCTGTCACTTTATCTGGTTCATACAAATCAGAAAAAGAAAGTGTCAGTGAGAACTGTTGTGCAAATTCTTCTGTGTTGATTATATCAACTTTATTTCCGTTAATGAGTAAACTAATTTCACACTTCATAAGTTATTGGATTGTAAATGTTTGGCTGCTTGAAACTTTAATAGTATAATTGAATACTTTATCAGTGTCAAACTTCTTTATTTTAAGTGAAGCATCTTCTAAAACTACAGAATTGATTTGGTTCTTATCGCAGTCGTATAACCACATATACTGAGAATTGAATACCTTGTACATTTGACTAGATTGTTGGTCACTCATAATATCTGTGTTCAATTCCCAAGTTCTTGTAGAGTTATTCAAATAATTTAATTTACCGAATTTTGTCCTGTTTGCTATAGTAGCATATCTTGTCATACCGTGACGGTCTGCATTATATGTAACAGTATTCTTCTTGTCACAAATTATGTAATCGATTGCTCCAAGAGAATTAACATAATAAAGAATATAACTGTTTGCTGGTAAACAAGATACAACTTCCATATCTGTGATTACTGGATTATTGTCTACTAGTATGCTGAACGATACTGTATCAGCAGATATAGGTAACGTTCCACCACCTCTGTATGTTCCGTCACCAAAGTTCCATACAGAAGATGATTCATCTCCTTGTGCATTTTTCTGTACAAGGGTCATTGTTGCTCCGTCACCAGAATCAGGTACTATTCTTGTCAAGCTAAAATAAGTACCGAGAACATATTTACCTTGTATGTAATCATTTGCTAGTAAAGGGAATGTGCTTGTACTAGAATCAAATCCGAGTTCTTTGTTAGTAGCATTCTCTGTACAGTAAACCATGAACAACTCTACTGTAAGAGATACGTAACCTTCAGTAGCAGAATATGAATCATAGACAACAGAAAATTTAGTACCAATATATCCTTGTGTAGCACTTGGCTGGAATCCAGAGTTAAAGTTTTGTAGAAGTTCTACATTGCTGTTAGTATAATTGACAAGAACAGGTTGTATGTTGACAGGAATAACTACACGAGCGCCTTCATCGGGAGCATAGACTTTACCAGAGTACAGTAAATTACTCTGAGATACCTGTCCAAGGTAAATGTAGTAATTTCCGTACTCGGTGCCTGAATCTGTTCTTGCGAGGACATTCAAAAAATATGGAGCATTAGAAGAGATAACTTCCATTTCAATAGGATTTCTTTATTTTTAATATCATCGTCTACCGTGTTTTGCCTTTATCTTATCGTATTCTGCCTTGAGGATTGCTTGTTCTGCTCTTTGTTTTGCTATGAAATATGAATACGTGTTAAGAAATTCATAGACATTCAAATGACAAGCTTCGTCCCAGTTACATCTATAAGTTTCAGATACTACATCAATCATTCTAATGTGCCAAAACTTTTGATTAAATCCCCGCTTTTCATCATCTGCTCCAGAATCTTTTTCTTGTCCTGTGGAGATATCTCCTTCGAGTGTTTGATTTGGCGTTTCGAATATTCCAGGAAAGCTTTTGCATATGCTTGAAACTGTAGCATAAAAAAATTGGTGAATCCTGTCACCTCCGGGACAGTCATATATTCGTTTATATCATAGACTACATCCTCAACATCATAACTACCATCATTATAGGTTGCTCCTTCAGGATATACGAAACAAGCAATCAATCTTGCCGTCTTCTTGTCTATGTCCTCTCCTGCAAGGACTTTGTAATCTAAGAATTGAGCTGCTGTAAAGTTCTTTGGATATAAATCTGCATGATAAACTTTGTTGTTTAATTCAAATTTATCTTTTGGTATACTTTTCTCTACAGTTTTATTCAAGAAACTTAAGCTGTTAGATATCTGTTGAAATATCGGAGCTTCAAGATTCCGAACTTCTTGTACAGACAATTTAGTCAGTACAGCTATGAGTTTAATTTCTCGTTCTGCTATAGAAAGTTCTTTGTCATTAGATATTTCAAGCAATTTGTCGAATTGTGCTAGAGTTACTTCACTCCATTTTGATGGAACTATTATTGTTTTGCTCTCCATGAGGATTAAATTATTTTTCTGATATATTTATCGGTCTTCATTTTTCTTTTTCTTCTTCGTCTTAAATCCAAATCCAATACTAGTAATGCCAAGTTTGAAACAATGGTATGCAATAGATAGTGATATCACGTAGTCATCGTGTATGTTATCATTACTATTGTTGTATGTATAGTTACCATTCTTAAGACGTTGGATATCATAATAAGATAACTGTTTAACGAGTTGAGGGTCATCTATTATACCAATTTCCTTTTTCTGGAAAGCAAGAATCAAATCTTCTATGATTTCTTTTTTGGATTCATTGGTAGTATTGAATTTCTCAATCACCATTTTATTGCTTAACTTAGATTTAATCGTATCATAGTAAACAGTACCAATAGAGTTAGCTTCAACAAGAACTTTCAAGAGTGTAGGGCAATCATTGATTTGCTTGCTTATTTCTTCAATCTGCTCATTTGGTGACAGAGAATTTGTTGCCCAAATCTTAATCACCTGACGGTACTTGTTCATATATGTAAGAACAGTGCTATCTGACCCTGTACCTGCTGAGAAGTCAATTCCAAGATAACTAGGAGTTAAATCTTCAGGTTCTACAATACAAGATTTGAAATCACCAAAGATGAAACTAGAATCAGATATGAATTCTCCTAAAATCTCTGTACGGAATTTGTTCGGTGTCATTTCTGATTTGTATTCATCAAGCATTTCTTGAGTGATGTACTTGCTGAAATCATACTTCTCACTAGACCAGTCAAATTGAAGAATAGAACTTTTTCTCTTCATGTATTGGTTATAAAACCATCCTTCAGCAAAACTAGGAGAAGATGTTACTAGAATAGGTGCTCTGTGTACGTTGACAAGAGGTAAAATTATCTGTATGATATCGTCATCAAGATAAGCAGCTTCATCAAGGACAAGCAATCCTGTACATGTCAATCCACGTACAGCTTTTTTAGATTCACCAGATTTGAGTGTTATTTGAGAACCGTTAGTGAGCTTTATAATCAAATCAGAAGCATTACTGGATTTGATAAGACCAAGTGGTTCAAGAGCATCAGTGAACTCTGAAAATACTCTACGGCATTGACTACTAATAGGTTCAACAATACATTGAATTGTGCCTGGATATTTGAAACAGTAATCAAGAGTTAGTACCTTCAACAGATGAGTTTTACCTTTCTGTCTAGAAGATTTCACTATAAACCTTTTACCAGATTTCAACTGGCCAGTACATGCATTGTAAACTTCTTCTTGCCAAGGTTCTAGTGGTTGAAAACGAATTTGCATAATTATTTGAATACTATTTCGATTGGTGTGTCAGCCGTTATGACAGTGTTATTGACTACAGTGTTAGTGTCATACAGGTGCGCAACTTTATTGATTTCTTGAAGAGCTTGTATAGCTGTCTTCCTGTCACCTGCTTCTAGAGAATCTTGTACTATCTGTCTCAGAGTTTCTATATTATTCTGCACAATGTTAGTAACATACTCAGTATATTTCTTATCAAGATTCTTCTTGCATTTACTATAAAGAGCCTGCGCAGAATGTTCACTACAATTATAATTGTCTATCAATCCTTTAATGATATCTTCTCGTTCATGGTTCAATCTGATTCTTCTCGTTACGTAGATTCTTGGTTCAAGCTTGTTTTGGTAATTCTCTGGATAAGCATCATCAATCCTAACAACTGACTTTCCAGATTGAGCAGAATCAAGCAGACTACGTAATATTTCAACTTCTTCTTTTGTGTTAATTGGTTGTTTGTTCGTAGTCATAATAATCTTTTCCTATTTTTGTAAGTTCATTGAGTTTACATTTACCACAGCTAAACACTGATTTTGGTACTTGTTTGTTCCATGTTGGACCATAATAAATCTCTAGAACATGTCTTAAATCATTTGGTGCTATATGCGCATACTTAGCACGGTAAGCAGTCATCAGTGGTCTGTCATACTGCTTTAATTGAGTATATTGAGTTTCTGTTATCATATCTTGAAAAGTTTTCTTAATGCATAAATTATTTTAATAATGATATCACGTGTAAAATCCATAATTTCAGACAAGATTATACTACTTGCTGAAAAAAGCGATACTATCATAACAGAATAAAGAGATAAATTTCCTGTTGCTAGAATATAGATTAAGCCACTCCAAAAAACCATGCATAGAGAACAAGAGAAAGGACGAGGAATAGTTATATGAATATTCTTTTGTCTGATACGAGAAATCATCTTAGAGAGGATATCTTCTATAGTGGTGAAGAAACCTGCATAATCTATAATGAACACAATTATAATTGCTATGTATAGTAAATCTAAAATCATAAATAACTCTTAATTTTATTTCTGATGATGCAAATTTTATTACGTGCAGTAGTGACAGAACAACCAAGAATCCTAGACAGCTTATGATAATTACTGCTGTTATGAGTGTACAATAAGAATATATTCTTGTCACCGATAGAGAGCTTATTGTCAATAATCCACTTTATTTTTCTGATTTGTTCATCATCTTCATCCCAAATGTCATCATTGAAACAGAAATCTTCAGGATAGTATTGATACTCTGGAAGTGGTTGCTCTTGCTTAGTATTTGTATTCGATTTCTGTGATGTCATCTGTCATACTGCTAAATTTTCTGAAGGTCCTATAGAATTGACTATTTTTTGAATAGAGTGTTCTTACTAGTACTCCTGTAATCCAAGCATTCTCATGATGTTTAGATACTACATCATTAAGTTTGTCTGCTGGATAAGTTAGTACTATTATTGAGAGTTCTTGAACTAAATCGTCTATCAAATCTTTGGGACAAGAATACTTAGAACATTGATACTGAACACATTTGCATAGTAAATCATAGTTCTTAATTAGGAAGTCTTGATTACTCATCTCGAGTAAATAGATTATTTTTCTGAAATATTTATCTACAATTTTTAGAATTGAAAAAATCTTGAGCTAACAAAATATAAATGAAGAAGTTACGAGATTTATTTGTACGAAAAAGTGACTAATTACTAATTGTAATTTGTCGCGTGATTGTGATATATTCGTATTAGAAATTCTTAGTGAAAAATTCCCCCACAAATTTAGATGCAGGAGAGAATGCGAAATTTCGAAATTGAGCTGTGAATAAATACTAAAAACAATGCTCCTATGACTCCCTTAAAACCTTGCAAAATCACTTTAATATAAGAGAGATTTTAATCCTATAATTTAAAAATAAACAAGAAAAACAATGATAGATGAATTCGGAAATAATTTACCAGAGAACGCAAAGTACATTCCTCATTCTAGCCACATGTATGCTGTTACTAGAGATGGACAAGTAATATCTTTCAACAGAACAAAAAACGGAAAATACCTTAAATTATTAACTAACAATTGGGGATACCATTACATAGTTGTTCTTCAAGATGGTGAAGGAAAAGTCAGGTTTGTTCATAGGCTTGTAGCTGAAGCATTCATAGAAAATCCTAACCCAGAAAGATTCAATATTGTCAATCATAAAAATGAGATAAAGACAGACAACAGAGTAGAGAATCTTGAATGGTGTGATACCAAGTACAATATAAATTATTCTCTTGACAGAAGAGGAAGAACAAGGCCAGAATCAGGAAAACCACGTCAAGTAGCATTGCTGGATATATATGGTGAAGAAATTGAAAGAGTATTTTGGTCCTGTAGGCAAGCAGCTAGATATATAGACCCTAAAAGAGAAAGCAGTATATATGGAAATATTTCAAGAGCATGTAAAGAACATACAACTGCTGAAGGAAGGTTATGGAAATGGATAAATAAAGACCAGTACAAGACTTTCATACTCAAGAATCCTGATTTGTTGTTTGATGACGATAAGAAAAAATGTAGAAGATGTAAAGAACTATTTAATAAACATGTTGTAGAGCACATTGAAAGGACAATAATAAGGTATAATCCAAAGACAGGAGAATATAAGTTCGATACTGAACAAGTACTTCCAAAGAGAGGTAGACCAAGCTATAAAGTAGAATTAAGTTAAAGAATTCTAAAAATTTTAAACTAAATAAGATAATGAGTCTATAATTTAAAACAGGGTTAGAAACTGCAATTTCTAACCCTGAAAAATAAACAAAAATTATTTAAATAATATGGTTAACGAAAATAATACTGCTATATTATCTCCTGTTGTAAATTATATACAGCAACCTGCAAAACGTGTAAGAACCCAAAGAAAACATATAGTCAAATATATACATGTGATTGATGATGAAGGTAATTACATAAAAACACAAGAAGTTTACCGTTTATCATGGGAAAGAAAAATCAGATATAACAACATAGATATCTATAGTCATGACTCTTTTAAATCTTTACGCAAGTCATTTGAAAACCGAGATTCTTTCTATAAAGGAATTGATGTAGAAATAGTATCCTATAAAGAGCGTCAATACAGTACAAAAAGAAATACTCGTACCGAAGTAACACACACATTAGGTAGAATAAAATTAAATCTTCCTGAGGTTCATTTCTCATACGATGAAGATGATAAAGAATATTTCCGTATGAGAAGCTGTCAATATGATAGTACCGTTTTTCCATCAGAGATATGCTGGACACAAGAAAGATTCAGAAACAGTCACTACATAAACAATGTAGATACATCACAGGCAGAAATTGATGCAAGTACCGGACAACCTATAATAAGAAAATTCGATGAAAATTCTTTGTATGTATACCTGAACCAAAAACAAATAAAAAAGACACTTAAAGAGTGCATATCTTTAATCAATGCCGCAAAAGCACAAGCAAATTATGAATTAAAAGCGAATGGAGATATAGTATCAATTCCATTAAAAAACAAAATGCTAGGTAGATTTATTTCTAAATTATTCGGTTATTCAATGTTTCTATTTTACATCAATACAAGTCACGGATGGAAATATGAAGAACTTACATATGAATTGATTTGGAATTTAAGCATGTACATTATGCAAATTATAAAACCATTTGGTGGTAAAGAAAAGATAGACTGGATTGAAGGAGTTACTGTAAATAAAGTCAAGTATCTTCTCGCGAGAAAGCTATTCAATATTTCTAACGGAGTAGATACGTATCTGATAAATAATGTCACTCATTTCTCAGAAATAATTAAAGAAAAGAATATGTATGTTGTTGGAATTAGCTCGAGCGACAAATTAAACTTTAAATTAAGTAATCTTTCTAGAAAGCAAAAAGAAATTCTCGAGAGAAACTTAAATCTTAAAAAAGATAAACTAAAAAAGAAGCAAGCTATTCTCGAGAGAAACAAACAGATTAAAGAAATGTATTCTAAAGGTAAATCAGTTTTTCTAATCTCAACTTTATTTCATATATCTACTAAAAGGGTTTATACTATAATCAAATCTTAACACTT